ACGCCATTTGCCTCCCTCTCGCGCGAACCCATGCGAAGTCTGGTTGGGCCGCACTGCTAATCCGATATGGGCCACGGGTGGTGGGCTCCCCATGTGCAGTCCGACTGGTGAAGATGGTAAGGTCAATATCCCCCTCCACGTCCGCCATGAACCGGCGTATAAAAGTGACCTTATCTCCCTCGTCAAGGTCAGTAAAAGCGGTGGTCAGCCAACAGGACATGGGGGCACCATTTGCCAAAGTGCCCCTCTCATGGAAGTACATTCTCCCATTAGCCATTCCTCCAATCGGGGAATCAAACGCCCCACCACTGAACCAAGCGGTTCGCGCCAAGGTGCCAATATCCCACGCATTTGTGATAGTATTGAATTTGATGTAGCTATCGTTCTCTTCCCCAGATGGGTAAAACCAAATCAATTCCCCATATTGTGTGATCGCCCCACCAATGATCTTTTCTTTCTGGCGCATGTTTAGCCGTTTGTGGAGGTATTCGATTACTGGGCATTGTACGGCAGAGATGTTACCGTCATACATATACACCATACGGTTGCCCAACCAATACGCTTTGTCACTGTGGACCACAACCGAGGATCTGGCCAACAATGGTACATCTGTCGCAAACGGCAGGAACGAGAACACCAATTCATCCCCAATGTGGCGCATACGGTATAGGGTCCCGCTGTTGTCCCACACCAAAATTTCGGTGCCGACCAGTGCAGCCCCCGTGAAACTGACCCCAGTGGTCAGATACAATGCCCCTGAAGTCCCCCCACTCCACGCATTGTAGTCCATACCGTCAGACCACTGGGCCTTTCGGTCATCTCCCCCCGCCCCAAACACAACAAGGTGCCCGTCTGTGGGGCTAAGGACAAAGAAGGTTCCTCTTGGGGCAGTGGTAATCCGTTCAGCCCTGTCGGACGGCGTCCCTGGGCTCCACACATATAAGTATCCGCCCCTCGGCATGGCCAACAGGTTTTCGCCCCAGTTCTGGAGAGACCATGTACGAAGAGTTGTGACCCCTGCAGTCCCACTCGCCCTAGGGGTACCCCACGTCCCCCTGCCCCACGTTCCAGACCCCCACCCACCACTTACAGCGTTTGAGTTACTACCAATAGCGATTTCGAAATCAATCCGCGCAAGGCTTCCTCCCCCAACTAGGGAAGATTGTGCAACCGTGTGGTGCGCGAACTTGAATGTGCCTATATCTACGATTTCACTGATTTGCCAATTGCCATTCGGGTTTATATTGCCTAGTGCCGTAGCTCCAGAAACGTTAACATAGTCCCCAACTTTGGCCCCATGCGCAGGGATGCTTATGGCCACGAGGTTTGACCCAGCGATTACAGTGAAGGGGTCTGGGCTCAGGGGCGGAATTTCGGGCTCTTCTCTCAGGTCCGCCGGGTTCGAGGAATAGCTTGCCCTGTATGGGGTAATATCATACTGTGTCCCATCTAACTGGACATACAGTTTTGAGTTGGTTCCAACGGCAATAACTGGTTTGCCCGAATTGGTTTTCCATGTAGTGATGGACCTTGGGACACCCAACAAGTCGGGTTGCAAAGCCGACACATCATCCCACCCACCCATGGACTCCACAGATCCCTGCCAAAACCGAATCAGATTACTGTCAACATACCCCCCTTCCGCCGCATACGGAGTGACATCCTTCACAATTCCTGGGCGGAGGGCCAAGGGCTGGAACATGGGCTAACTACCTATGCAGAAGACATGAAGACGGTCTGGATCAACGTAGTTACCATTGGTGGAGTTTTGGACTTCCACCCGAATGCTGTCGATAAGTTGGGTTCCTTGTACAATATGGGCGACTGTGGAAGCTTGAGTGGCCTCCACCCCCAGTGAGACTGTATAAGAGTCGGCGGTCGTGAAATACGGTGTGGTAAAATTGATGGTATATCGCCCTACCGCCGTCCTGACCACCGAACCAATTTGTAGTGCGTTGGTGATAGCAGCATCCGCTCCAGCAAACGACGCGGCCTTAGACTTGAACCCAGAAAGCGCCGTGACCTGCCCTTTTAGGTTCACACTAATAATGGGAAAGATAACATTCGTTTGTGCAGTGACCCCACTGTCATTCAGTGAAATTGTCACATCGCCGGACAGGTCTGAGGCCCCAAGAATGGGCTCCAGGGTTTCAATCCTGCGGGTCAACGGCGGGACACCAAGGCTAGCCCTCAACGTATCCCCACTTTCCGTGGCCCATTGCGCCCCGTTGCCGACCATAACCCCGTTGTCGGTCGGGGGTTGGGCGAGAATGTTGGACAACGCCGCATTGCTACTCTGAAAGGTGCTGGATTTGAAGAACAACTCCACCGTAGTTCCGGTGCAATACACCAAGGCCACTTCGGACTGCGCCAATGAAACCCCTCCAGTCTGAGTGGAGGTTTTCATTGTGATAGTGAAGGCGCCGCCTGTGCAGGCATTACGGACCATATACACTCGTTGTTTGGACGGAACGATCACATTCACACTGGCAGTCTGGATGCCCGTAAATACCAAAAGCTTTTTGTGCGCCTCAGTCCCCACGTAATTGGTGTCGTTCAAGGTCACGTCCGACCCAGTAATACCTACTGTGGCAATACCATGAATCCCCTGTTCCACTCGCGCGGTGAGATAGTTGTTTATGATCTCGCCCCAAGTATTCCCTTCAGTGTCATAATCAATAATTGGCAGCCCCATTAGAGCGCTCGGTGAATAAGTCATGTCTGGCTCCCTTGGTTGTATTTGAGGTCGTCGAACTTGTCACCTCGCAGGCGAATAATCGCCCCCTTCAAGGCGTTTGCGTACTGTTCAGTGTATACTTTGACAAGTTCAGGTGACTTGTGGAACACCTCAGCCGAGACAAGACAAGCATACAACAGCGCCTCCGGGAACTCGGTGCTAAGAATGGTAGAGGGGGTTGTTGGAGAGAGCCCTGTCAGTTTGGCCGTGCAGTTCACGTGCATGGTATAGTGGATAGCTGGGACAGGGGACACTACAAAGTAGTCATCGTCCCAGTCTCCCCAGAACTTGGGGACCCCATAGGTGGTGCCCCAGGGATTGTAGTCCAACAGCCAAGATTCAGTCCGCTTTTCGAGGAGAGTATGGGTGTCATTCAAGATCAGGGACACCCACTTAATCTTGTCCCAGGCAGTCTTCTTTGGCACATACCTAGACCCCGGCACAGTCTGAGATAACCATGTCTGGTTCCGGGCAATATGCTCTTCTGCCTCAATATCATCCGCAAGCCGTCGTTCACCATTCGAGATCACCGTCTGCGCAACCGCCGCAAATTCGGTATCGTTGTCTTCCGTGAACGCCACCAGCCGCGCAAACAAATCCTGATACGTTGTCACTGGGTTGACCTTTCAGGTGGGAAAATGCCGGGATCCGGGTTAAGGGGAGGCATTACGTCCACCAGAGGCGCCGGATGGCAAAGCCGCCCTTCACGCGGGTCCGGCTTCGGGGTAGGGGGGAAGGGCTTCATGTCCACACAATCTTTGCACACCCAGGCCCCACGCCAGTCCTTGCGGAGGTCGGTGTATTTTTTGTCAAGCCCACAAATCGGGCACTGGGCTTTGGCGTACTTTCCCTTGGTCAACACGTTGGAGTGATCCGAACTGTAGTACCGGCAGAACCAGTACTCTTGGCATACCGCACTGCAATTTCAGAAAGTTGGCACAAGTGTGCAGACCAATCCGCCGGCACCATAGCCAACTTTTGGGACATTCGACACGCAAGTTCTGCAGCCATGGCGTCCCATAACTCGAACGGGAGCCCAAGGTCGTTTATGGAGTTGTAGTTGTCTGGCGTGCGCGCGAACCCAGAGTAGATGAGATTGGTTCCAGTTTGGTCCGGGACCGGCCATAGGTACAATCTCCGCAGCCCTTGATCAAAGTAATATGAGTTCGGCTGTCCCCCCGTGGCTTTGTCTGTGATGGCCGCATATTGCCCTGGCGAAAGTTCGCCCAAAGTAAAGTCAATGTTTTCGGGGCTACGGTACGCCACTAACACTGGCGCCACCATGTCTGCAGGTGCCGCCACGTAAGCCTGGTTCGCCGTGACTGCAATCGTTCCTTGTTTGATCTGGAAGGGTAACGTCATTCGGCTGGCCCACGCGGAAAGGATGAACACCAAAGTCTTTCTCGCGTCCCGATTGTGAACCGCTGTCAGTCCCTCCACATCCACCCTACAACGCCGAAACGCATCATCCACAATGTCTTGGACCAGAAATGTGGTATAGGTGGTAGGTGCGGCCATTTTACCCTACGACTTCACTAGCGCGATGGGGGCTTGGTGTACGCTGCCATGCTAGATGCCTTCCAGCAGGCCCTGAACCGTCCGGTTCGCCGCCCCACGAGTAGAGCGTTCCTTTTCCAAAGCCGACATGAATTGGTTGTAGTCAATGGTTCCCTTGGCCAGTTCGAGGGCCAGGGAGTTTAGGAGGCCGGTGGAGTCTGGGGATTCGCCCCCTCCACTAGCCCGCATGGCCCGTCGCACCGGCGCTGCGGCCCTACGTGCTGTGGCAGATGTAGATGCTGGGGCAGGTGTAGGTGCCGGCACTGCTGATACCAAACGTTTGGTCATTTGGCCAACATGGCCTCCCCCAGGAACACTACCTACACCCTGGAAAAAATCAGCAGCACTCTGGGCAGGCCTTGGCGCAGCGGTCGGAACCACAGCAGGCTGGGGTGGCGTTGGCATGTCTGTAGGAACCACGTCAGGTTGCAGTGGCATTGGCCCTCGTGGCATTACCCTGCTACCCATAGTCGGGGGGTTGATCGCCGGAACTGGTGATCTCGCCATCGCGCGAAGCGCAGGGAGAATACCAGAGGGGTCAGAGGCTGGGGCGCCACCAGCCTTCTGTCCCTGCTCCTGATACTTCTGCGCCAACCACCACATCATGTCGAGCGGATTAAGTGGATTTTGCATCCAGACCCTCCTAGAAAGGCAATGGGTAGAGGGGCATTTCGCCCCCCTTACCTCTCCGCGCAGTAGTACACGAAGTCAGACTTGAGCGTCTTGGTCCCGGTCGCGTTGCCGGACAAGGAGAAAATCGCCACATCCAAGGCCACCGTAGGAATGGTGGTGCTGGTGTGCGAGCACACATAATCGTCGTTCACATAGAAGTGCGCCGAAAGCCCGTCGTAGTAGAAGGCAACTTCGACGGAGGTCGCATCCACCGCGCTCTTGCCCGTGGATGTGCTGGCCGCCGCAGAGGCCCCAGTCTTGTCCGAGACAGCATAGATAACATCGGACTCATCCGTAATTTTGAATCCAATGTAGTCATCCACCGACAATACTGCTTCTGGGTTCGTCGCCGCCGCAGTTGCGAGCCCAACAAACACATCCTGCTGGTCCGCATCCGACAGAACAATTGTTGCCTTAAACCACGCCTTCTTGCCCGACACGAGCTTGGCGAACGTTTGGTGAGTCTGAATCAGCGCCCCATCATTGTCCGTGGTCGCCGTGGAAGTCAGCGTGACGATGCCGTTGGTCTGGTCGGCAGTGTTGGCAACACTAGCGCCAGAATCCTTCACCAATGCCCATGCAGCATTCGCGGAGTAATCCGCGTCCACGCCAATGAAATCATCCATCCAAACCACGTAATCAGGCTGGGGCTGCGTCGGGAGGTTCGAGAACCACCCCTTCATGCTGGCGTTATACTTGTCCACGCCGAGGATAGGGCCAGAAAACTTAGTCATATTGCTCTCCTAAAGAAAAAGGAGAGAGGTAGGGACGAGCATTGCCATCCCTACCCCTCCCACACAAGTTACGCTCCGACGCTACCCACAAGCCAGCGAGGATTAGTGAAGCTGAAACAATAACGCTCCCGCCCCTTGTACCGCACGTTGTCGGTCTCGAAGTCGCCCTCCATGCTGGTCTTGAGCGGCACGCGCTCGAAGTACCGGCCACCCTTACGGACGTTGGTCTTAATCAGCCACATGTCCGTATCCGTCATGTAGTGAAGCTGCTTCACCCCTTTCGGCAGGAGGCCCATCTGGCGGATAGCATTAATGTCGTTATCCGCAGTACCTGGCCGATTCGGGGTCTCGGTGAGCCTCATCGCATCCGGGATCTTGGACGGATGAACAAACAGAGTTTCCGAAGACACAAACATCGGCTGGCCCTGTTCCGAGGTGAAAGCCGCAATGAGGGTGTAGGCGTCCTCAAGCGCGGCCTCTGAGAGATCCGCCGGCGTAGAGAGGGTGTTCGAATAGGTCCCACCATACGCCAACGGGTGCGACGTGCTCAACAGCGCCACACCATCGCCGCCCCGACCCGCCGAACCAGCAGTGCCAACCGTGGCATTGTTGATCGGCTCCATGGCCTTGACTTCCTTGAAGGCCTGGAAAGCATCGGCGAGAGACATGGAAAACTCCTTGCCCAGATCACCATACAGGTGATCTTCCAACGCTTCCTGGGTAATCGCGAACGCAAGCGCCACCGTCTGTACACGGTAGATCTTGTTCCACGCCTCACCTCCCGAAGAGTACGTGATCGGAGCGCCTTCCTCCTTCACGCCTGCGAGGCCCAGACCATAGGCCATCACATCCTCTTCCCAAGCTTTCTTGGTCTTGTTGATTTCATAAAGGTCCGGCCACTGAGGGGAGTACTTGTCATACGTGAGGCCGAACCAAGTATTGAGGCCTTCCTGGAGGCCCTTCGGGAACGATGCCCGGTTCATAACAACGGCTGCCATTTAATTACACTCCTGGCGTCGAAGGCTCGTCGATCGAGAACTCGGTCTCATACGGCTCGACGATGACGACAGCATACGAACCCCACGCATTGGGTTCATTACCGCGAGGAAGAGGGGACAAACCAAGAATGCGGAAACTAGCGGCCGAGGTGCTACCACTATTCAGATACGCTGTGCTACGATTGTACGTAGTGGACGCAGTACCCGCAACGTGGTCGGCCAAAAGGCCAACATCAGCCGCAGCAGCAGAAGCCGCCTGGATGGCCCAACGGGTGCCGGGGCGGAATTCCGCCACCATACAAACCGCATCCGAAGCCGCCGTAGAAGCCGGCCAATAGCCATAAACAGGTTTGCCGTCAGAACCAGTGTAGTTCACACCCTGGCACACGCCGATCGGCCGGTCACCAGCCGCCGCCAGCGCCACGGTGCCGGTGTCAAGCAGCTTGACCGGGTCACCAACGGCGATGGTGGCATTGGCACCAGTCGCGATAGAATACGGGCGGACACAAGTCGCCGTATATGCGTCTGCAGGGGCAAACCCGAAAGGAGCATTTGGGTTAGCCATTTGAGTGTTCTCCGTGGGGGGTTCCCCCCCAATGTGGAGACTACTCGGTTAGTTCGACAACTTCCTTCGTATCGCGGTGAATAAAGCCCTTGCCTTCGACCGGGGGGAGGGCGCCAAAGCCACTGCCACTCCGATCAGCCAGGTCTCGAAAAGCGTTGTTAACTACCGCAGTAGTCATACGGCGCTTCCGCGCCTCGATAATAGCAGCCCTTCGGTTCGCAAGGGCAATTGGCCGTTCCATGAGGACACAATCAACGCGCTCATATGAACGCCCATTCGGATCCAACCGTGGTACCCAGCCTTCCTGGGCCACTCGGAGTGAATTCCGCTGGTCGTCACTGGCTCCTAGTCGTTTCCGCTTCCAACACTGGACGTAGCCAGGGCGGGGCGGAGGGGCCTCCAGGATCAACGCCGGTTGCAGATCCAACTCCGTGATTGAGGTTTCTACTTCAGTCCGGGCTTCATGCTCACGGCCGAAATTCGGGTCTCTGGACTCTTCGGCCACACTTAGGTTAGTTGATCTACGCATGAAATTTATACCTCCAGTTCAGTGTAGATGAGAGTTGTACAAAGTGTCAAGTGTAATTAATGGGATAGGGAGAGGGGTTAGCCTCCCACTCCCTTCCCATACTTCAAGTACGCCGCTCGCATTTCTTTGTCGGCCAAATCAATACCCATATGAGAAAGCCGATTCATGGCTTCGCGAGAGACAGTGACTTTGGAAGTGGGGGCAGGCTGGCCTGCCATGACTGGGCGCCGACTTGGCCCTGCCACTGCCGGCTTCACCGGCGCCGACACGGGCTTTTTCTGCACCGCCGGAGCTGCCTCCACCTCAGTCTCCGTATCCATAGCAATAAGCCCTCCCAGGCGTGCGTCAAGCTGCGTATAAAAGTCTGGGCGATGGAAATCATAACCCTCGTTTTCCAGTTTGGTGGCCATTGCAGCCACAAGTTGTTTGTCTTCATAAGACAGCTCGTTATAATTGACTTTATTCATCCAGGACTGAAGCGCCGCCGGGGGAGGGGGGAGAGAAGGAGAAGGAGTAGGTGTGGCGGTCTGTGCAGGTTTTGCAGGCTCAGTCTTGATATACCGGTTTGCCTCGTCCAACTGCCGGTCCACCTGCATGAGGTCCTGCAAGACCGCCGTCACCTCATCGGTTTTGCCCTCCTCGAACGCTTGTCTGAACTTGTCAATAAGCGCGTCTTTGGTCTTGGTTAAGGTGGCCGAAACCGCTTGCATACCGTACCGTTCGGTCTCCCCAACCCGTTTGACGGACTCTTGAAGCTCGGCTTCTCTTTGTTGAAGACGGGCTTCGGTCTCGCGCAGTTTGCGGGTCAGTTGACCAATCCGCTGCTCGGACTTGGAGGGTTTGGGCTTTGGGGAGATGGTAGGGGCAGGTTTCTCGGATTTCTCAGCCGCCTCCTTTGAAGGGGAGGGCTCTGCCTCCCCTTCCCCTTCTCCCTCGTCCCCAAACTCAATCTCTTCGTTCGGGTCCGGGAGGTCCTCTTCAATTTCAAACGGAAGTTCTTCGGTGTCTGTTCCGGTCATGGGTTATCCTTCATATCCGTCGAGCAGCGCGCCAACAAAGACGTAAGATTTGACTGCATTCGGATTGGCCACCTTGCACACAATGTCGGTGTCGTTGATGACGTGGTATTTATCCGTAGTCCCGTCCTCATTTCGGACTTCGAGCTTGAGGCCAGTGTGACGGTTATAAATGACCCAATCACCAACCTCGACCCAGGGGTCCGCTAGATCTTCCGCTACGTAGTTTTCTCGGGCGTCGTAGTAGAAGGTCAAGAACGGTTTGCCCTTGAAGGCGTCTGGCCCAATGGCGATGACCTGGCCCTTGTTCATGAGAACTTCGTCGGCATCCTTGGCGCTGCCAGGGAGGAAGATGCCGCCCTTGGTTTTCTCGGCAGCCTTTGGCGGTTTGACAAGGATGCGCCACCCAACTGGGGTGAAAATGGCATCAGGAGTTAGAGGCGGTTCTGCCATTGGAATACTCATTTTTCTAAGGTCTACTCCTTTTGGTACTTGATACATTTTTCCTGGTTCAGGTATTGTGGCGCTTCCTAAAATCTCAACCCCATCGTTGATTGGGATCGGCATCTCAGGCGCAAGTTCTTTTATATCGAGCATGAAGGCCCCGCATAAAAGTCTGGATCACCATCAAGCTCTTCCTCTTCCTCATCCATGAAACCCAAATCCCCAAACTCAGACTCTGACCAATCCTCCTCCGGCACATCCAACGGAGTACCCCATTCTGGGTCAACCAGGCTCGGCCCTTGCGCGTAAAGTTTCCATCCGCTCTCACACATCACTCAACTTCCTCCTCTGTGGCGAACCGTTCGAGGGCTTCCCCGAACAGCCTCTCAGCGGCGAGCAGCCCTTCGACTACCCCCGCAGTGTGGACATAATCAGTCAGATTTGGCCTTACTTTCAGGTTCGCTTCGCAATTCACCAGCCGCTCTTGCTGCAGTAGCTTGCGAAATAATTTTGCTAAGCCGTTCAATGGTGTCTAACCCCATAGAGTTCTTGTTAGCTTCCATGCTTTGTACCACTTGTTGGATGTCTCTGTCAAGCCTAAGTTCGCCGCGAGCCTTGTCTTGTTTGGTTTTTGTGGCCAGCTTTTGGAGTTTGACCATGCCGGCCGCTTGTTCGAGCTGGGCTTTTTGTTGTTCGCGGCCAATAGCAATCTTGCCTTTCTCCAACTCCATCATCATACGGGGGTCGGGTTGCTGGCCTGGGGGTTGTTCTGGCAACAACGCCTGAATGTTCGGCACCCGAAGTGCCTCCAACATCATCATTTCGGCCGCACGGCGATCAATTGTTGAGTTTGGCGCCACGGCCATTTCCATCACAGTCTGCGCTACGGCCATACGTTGGGTGGCAGAGCTTTGATTGGGGTCTACCGCCGGTACCACGTCGATACGAGAATCAAAGTCGGCCTTGATAATGGCGTCTGGTGGGTCCACCGGATATGGGTACGTCGCATCGTCCGGCAAAACTTGGTAGATCAAGTCTGCCAACAGTTTGTACTCCCAACTCTTGGCACTATGGAGACAACGGAGCACTGCATTTGGTACCCTGTTCGCCTGTTCTACCATAATTGTAGCGGTGCCGACCGGCATTTCAGACTGGATGTCACCCAGTGGTACATCTGTAGTGGTGAACAACCGTTGCTGGTACCCATCCATGACATTCAACATGGCCACCAACGCCTGCGAAGGTTCCTTGTAGTCAATCGGGAAGAACGCACGGCGAAGTTCGTCCGATGTAGCTTTGACGGTTTTCCATTCCCCTGGCCCGATGGACTGGTCTGTGGTTGTGATTTGGGCATCTGCCGACACAAACCCGCCCTGCATGTTGGCGAACTGCCCTGCGTCGATAATTTGCCGTAGTGTCTTAATCTCCGCGTCAGTCAGGCCCGCAGCCAAATGATAGAAACCAAAACCGTAGAAGCCAGCACCAGGAAACCTGTAGTGGATGTAGTATAAATTTGGTCTGAATTCTGTGTCTCCTTCTGCGAAGTTGCGGCGCACAGAGAGTACTTCTTGGTTCTCCTTTAGAATAGTGACGATGTAGGGTACTGGATATGGGGCGTCACCGAAGTCCGACAATACTGTATGTTGTTCCAAGATCTCCACCGGTGCCGCCATGTCGTCTACCTTGGATTCAATGGTCACACCCTGGGCGTCCTGACGTACCTTATCGGTTTCCTGGGAAGTGTTGGTGTAGTCGGGGAGGTCCACATACCGGTAAAACCCAGTGGACATCAGGCGCAGAATCTCTGCCCGAGAGTACTGAATCCTCTCAGTTATGCGCACAGCGTCCATAATGGAGGAAGTTTGGCCCGGCGCGTATAGGTCAAACGGGTGCACGAAATCACTTCGCGGGCGCCCATATGAGTCAATGTAGACCTTTTTGAAGGCGTTTCCAAGATATGGGAGTTCGTATAGGGCCTTGGAATCCTCATCGGCAAACCCCACGCCCGACCATTGGATATGGTAATTGACATATTCCCGCACCCGTTCGGCCTGCTTGATCAACTCTGGGCTGGGAGTGCCCATGATCTTGAAGTTCACCGGTCCGGTGGACGGCCAAAACTCCGTGAACGCCCGCGCCCAAAAGTGGAGGACGCCAATGCCAAGGCCAGGGTGAATGATCCGAGTAGCACCACAGAATGGCACTGGGGAGTCATCATCTACCACCCCTAGTGCCTTCATGGCCCTTTGTGCCATCTCCTCCCACTTCTTACGCCCGAGTTCGTCGGACTTGAAATCGTCCAAAACCTGCCGCCCGAGCTTGGTCAGGAGTTCCGGCCCCCCAAATTCAGCCAACGCGTCCCCCGCCAACAACTCCGCCAAATTCGCGTCATGGGGTTCGTTCCTCACTGCAGTAAGCAGGATCTCCTCTGGCGAATCTGTGGACTGCTCCTCCTCTTTCTCTTCATCAATCTCAAACAAGTCACTCAATTGTGTGTCAAGCCCAGGGTTCTTTACCATAGCGTCGCTGCCCTTTCAGAGGAGGAATAGGGGGAAATACCATCTCTTTTTTGCTCCTCATACTCATCGTCATCTTCAGGAAGAGTGGCTTCCCGAAGTCTAATAAATCGCAGCAACGCCATGGAGGCCGTGTCTGCAAGGTCGTCCAGCTTTTGTGGTCGAGGCGCCGTGCAAAGCTGGGAGATTAGGGCTTCATTGCCGGGAGTGGAGATGTAGCTGACCAGTTTGTTGGCCAAGGTAGGTTGGACTGCATAGATGCGGGCGATTTTGTCCCGGTCTGGCATGTAAGGGAGGGCGCCGATGCCGGCCCTGCGGAGGTCTTGAAGCAGACTTATACCACTGGATTTCTTTTCGACAATAAAGGTCGGGTACCCGTTCTCGCAGTATTGGAAAGCCCGTCTGTATGTTTCTAACGCCTTCTTGCGCAGGTCGTGGTAGTCCAAGTAGTCTGCCCAAGCCTCAATCAGGAGGATTTCGTCCCGGTCGGTGAGTTCGTTGTGAAAGCTGCCCCAAACACTGCATGCGCTCTGGGAGCGGTTGGGGTCAAAAGCCTCGTCGCGGCCTGTGTCGCGGGCGGTGTATGCTGTATCCAACGAGACCACCACGGTGCGGCATTCGGGTACCACTATTTTCCCATCCGAAGTCTCCTTGGTCCACGGCTTGAACCACGCTCTTTTAATAATGCCCCCCTCAAGGGGCGCTGGGTTCTGTTGGAGCTGGGCCGCTGCACGGTAGGGGCCAAGGCGTTGTTCCAGTACCTGCACCTTTTTCTCTGGAAACCGTTCTGGCCAAAGCAACTGCCCTGTTTCTGTGCGCGGGTCCTTGAGTCCGAGGGGGGTTTCGTAGGTCCTTCCCTCGTACCTCATTGGCACCACCACGTTCACCCAACCCTCAAAGTTGCCCCGAGACAGAAGGTGGGCCGTCAAGTCCATCTCGGACAACCGCTGCATGATGACAATGATAGCTCCGCGAACGGGGTCGTTCAGACGAGTGGAGATCATACCGTCGTAGCTTTCCAGCACGGATTGATTTGAAGTTTCGCTCAGAGCTTCTTCGGCCCCGCTAGGGTCGTCTACTAGAATTACATCCCCACCTTCGCCCGTAACCCTGGCCTGGATACCCATTGCGATCCGATGCCCGTAACAGTTGTTAACGTATCTGGATTTCTCGTTCTGGTCGCTGGTCAGTTCGAACGAATCCCCAAACAAACTCTGGTACCAAGGCGACACCAATAGCCGACGAGTGGCCACCGCATCCCGCACAGCCAGTTTTTCCGAGTGGGAAAGGGTCAAGAACTGGGTTTCAGGGTTGTCGATCCACATCCAAGCTGGGTAGAGGATGCTCAGGAGGGAACTTTTACCCATACGTGGTGGGATATTTATAATAAGTCTGGTCAGATCGCCGCTACGTACAGCTTCTAAGTGCGCACAAATGTGCCCCAAATGCCAATTCCAAATCAGTTTGCGGCCTGGGTACAAATATGGCCACGCCAACCGAACAAAAGCCTCAAATGACCCCCTACACAGCTCCCTTTGCTCCAAAATCGCCTTCTGCGCCCGAAGTTTCTGGAGCTGACGGTCTAGGTCTGTGGGTTCGATGCGGGGAGATGGCATGGGCTGGTCAGGTTTCCCCGTTCTGGGGCAGTGAATCCAAGTTTTCCGTCACGTCGTCCAGGGTACAAGAATCAAAATCGTTCTCGACCATACCCGAGAACACCAGCACCTCCAATTTCGACGCGGGAAGCGCATCACGGGGCGGTAGGCCACGCCTCCAGGGGTGTTCAGGTTTAGGTTTGTATCCTCTTGGTGCCATGAGGAGAAGTATAATATGACAGTGCGCAATTGTAAATAGGCTGGATTGGCTGAATTAAGTTGTAGGCCCACACAAGGGTATGATATTGTTGGCAAATAGGAGGACCCTACATGAGGATACTAGTGCTGGGCGATTTACACATTGAGACAAATGGAAATTTTGAGTACGTTGAGTACCTTGGGAAGGTGGAGAGGAGAGTTAAGCCGGATGTGACTGTGCAGATCGGGGACTGTGCAGACATGGATAGTGTGAACGCGCATATTGAGAATTGGACTGCTGCGGCGAAAACTAAACCTAGTATAGACGAGGACCTGAAGACACTACGGGCAGCGTTTCGCGCCTACAAAAGTGCCGCCCACAACAGGAAAATACCGCGCAAGATCACGCTGGGCAACCACGACTACCAATGGCTGGTTCAGTTTGAAAACAAAGTCCCCGAGACCAAGGGCACCTATACAGGAGCGTTGTTTAGGGTCTTGGATAAGGTTGGTTTCGAACCAACCTTGTATGGAAATTGGCTAGAAGTGGGGGGAATTTTGTTCACACACGTACCTATTGTAGGGTGTGGTACTGTTAGCCAATAACCTACTACAATCTACTTGACACTGCCAAAACCTTGTGGTATAATAGGAGGCGAAGGATGAAAAAAGCGATGGTCACACGAGTAACCAAGACTGAATTTGAGCTTGATGACGGGCGGATTTACCAGCATCCGTTTGAACTCGATGAAGTTCCCACCAACGAGGAATTTCAGAACATCTACGACCATTGGCGGAAACTGTTCGAGAAGGAACTGAATGACGAGCAAGAGACTGATCGGGATAGCTAAAGCCGCTGAGTTTCTCGGTGTAGGAATTTCTACGCTTCGGGCGTGGGACGATTCTGGCGTGCTGAAGGCCGAACGCACAAAGGGTGGGCATCGGAGATACCGCATCGAAGACATTGAACGACTTCAGGGTGTAGTATCAGAAGACAATCCGCCTAACGATTGTGTTGCGGTGTATGCCCGCGTCAGCAGCCATGATCAGAAGCAAAAAGGCGATTTAGAGCGCCAGAAGTTGCGGCTTCTTGAGTATTGTGCTGGTAAACAGTACCGCGTTGGCTATATATTCGAGGAAACGCTGTCTGGAATGAATGACAACCGCCCAAAGTTGCACAAGTTGATAGACTTGGCCGTTGAGCAAAAAATCAATCGTTTGGTCGTAGAACACAAAGACCGACTTGCCAGATTCAACTTTGGGATATTTGTAAAACTGTTTGAAAGTCACGGCGTTGCCGTTGAGTGGTGCGAGGAGGTTTTGCCAAAGTCCTATGAGGCAGAACTGGTAGAGGATATGCTATCTTTGCTTTCGTCATTTTCAGCCAAGATTTATGGAAAGCGTTCAGCCGAGCGAAGGAAGAAGGCCAGTGGAAATTCTGAGAGCATATAAGGTTGAAATTGACCCCAATAATGTTCAACGAACTGCATTGCTGAAACATGCGGGCGCTGCCCGATTTGCCTGGAACTGGGGACTTGCGCGGCGAAAACAAGAATATGAGGAAACAGGCAAATCAAGCAATGCTATTACTCAACACAGGCAACTGAATGAGTTAAAAAAGACCGATTTCCCTTGGATGTATGACGTTAGCAAAGCCGCTCCACAGGAAGCCTTGCGAGACCTGGATAAGGCTTATCAGAACTTCTTTCGTCGCGTGAAAAAAGGCGGAGAGACCCCTGGCTTTCCAAAATTCAAAAGTCGCAAAAATGGCATTGGTAGCTTTAGGACTACTGGCGCGATCCATGTTGAGAATGCCCGAATCAAACTTCCCCGCATTGGTTGGCTGCGGCTGAAGGAGCATGGCTACATTCCAATTGACGGTATCCATGTCTTGTCTGTTACGGTGTCCGAATCGGCAGGGCATTGGTTCGTTAGCGTTCAGTGCCGACAGGAAATAGAGGTTGCTCAAGCAACCGGAGAGCCAGTTGGTGTTGACTTGGGAATCAAAGAACTTGCCGTTGTTTCTGACGGGCAACGATTTGAGAATCCTAAAGCTTTGAGGAAAGCTCAGTCGAAGCTCAAGCGATTTCAGCGCGAACTATCTAGACGAAAGAAAGGGGGGAAGAATCGAGAAAAGACCAGACAGAAAATTGCCAAAGCGCATCAACGGATTGCCAACATCCGACGTGACACATTGCACAAAGCTACATCAGCTATCGTGGCAAAAACCAAGCCCGATAGCAAACGACCAAGTGTGGTAGTTCTGGAAGACTTGAATGTGTCGGGGATGTTGTCAAATCACTGTTTGGCACAGGCAATCAGCGACGTTGGATTTGCTGAGTTTCGCAGACAGTTGGAGTACAAGTCAGTCTGGTATGGTTCAGATTTGATGCTTGCTGACCAGTTTTTTCCTTCTTCTCGCCTGTGCAGGCATTGCGGTTGTATCAATTCAGAACTGAAGTTGTCAGACAGAGAATGGACTTGTGATTGTGGCGCTATATTAGATCGTGATCTCAACGCTGCGCTGAATCTAAAGAGTTTAGCTGTACCGTCAGTTCGACGGAAACAGGCCGAAAGGCAAACGCTTGCAGAGAGTGACGTAAGACTTGCAGTAGTATCGCAAGCAGCCTCGTTGAAGCAAGAACCGAGCTTGGAATCTCGCGGTAGATTTCAGTAGGTATTGGAGAACGGT